TTTAGGCACAAACAATCTGTAAATAATGTATTTTAATGTATATAATTTAAAACACAATTATTCTTTAATAACCGTTTGTATTTGTATTTATTGATGATTTTATATGAAACAAAATAAAATAATATGATTTTATTCATAAAGTTGAATAATATCATAATATCATATGATGAAAAAATAAAATATATTTGGAAATAAATTTGGTATAGTGAATAAATATTATTTTATTATTATCTATTTTTTAAATATATATTATGTTGGTATATATTATATAATATGTCTTCTTGGTTTAAAACATTGAAAAAGAAATATCAAACTAAATCTACTAATAATGATACTTCTTTAAATCCACCAAAATCAAATATTTCTTATGTACATCCATCTCCATTTAAAAAAAAAACAAACAATAATAACCAATCATTAAAATATAACAGACCAATTACAAATGAAGACCTATTTAATGAAGCCGCTCAATATGAAAAATTAAAACGTGATCATTCACCTTATTCTCGGTTTGGTGGAAAATCCAAGAAAAGCAAGAAAAGCAAGAAAAGCAAGAAAAGCAAGAAAAGCAAGAAAAGTAAGAAAAGTAAGAAAAGCAATAAATAAATGAAATTAAGACTAATTAAGACTAATTAAGACTAATTAATTCATTTTTTAATTTTGAAGCAAATGTATCTCGTAATACAGTATTTTCAATTTCATTATGAAGTTTATGAAAATTATCTGGTATTTTTTTAGAACGATAATGTCCAATATCATCACTTGGTAATGATATTTTACGTCGTGTATAATCACTTTCACTTTGATTTATATAATGGTGCACACTTGCTGTTAATTTGTCATAAGTTAATGAAGTTCTATGGAAAGGTGATGGTGCTCCACCAATATGTTTCAAGTTCATATTAGCAATTCGCCCACCAGGATATAACATATAAGTGTGAGGATTTAGCACACCACGTGCGTATTTTACTTGTACGAATGATTTAACGTGCATATTTACTGTGTTGTCAGATTGTATATAATTTTCAATTAATAATTTTGAATTATCGGGTGATTTTAAATTAGATGAACCAAACATTACCCAATTTACTCCAATTAAGTTTATTTTGTGTTTGGTTGCTTCTTGTAAATATTTATTTACGGATGAATATTCTGGCAAATGTAGATGTAAATACTCATCCGCATCTAAATACATCATCCAATTTGCTTGGTTGCGTCTTGCTGTAACCAATGCTCTGGTCATTAAACGTTGTTTTAAACCTTTAATATGAGTATCTTTAATGGGTATAATAGTCACCTTATTTTTCCATTTTCCTAATTTGCCAAGTGTTTGTGTAATTGGTATTTTGGATAAATGGTCAAATATAACAATATGTTCAAAACCAATTAATAAATGATATATTACCCACTCTTTTATTAAATATTCGTCTCGGGCATTAGTAAATAATATATTATTTAATTTTTTTGGAATAGGTGGAATATATGGCTGTTTTTGTGGTGGAGGAGCGATATTTTTGTTTAATTTTTTAAACTGATGATTACCAAATACGTTTTTCATTTTGAATGAAAACATTATAATAATACACTTTATTAATATAATATAATACCATACAAAATAAAAGCAATTTAATATGTAATTATTTTTATTAAATATTAAATGGCGTAAATTTACGGATTTTTATTGTTTTTTAATATTAAAAAATAATTCGCAAACTCTTTTATTTTTTAAAAAATGAAATAAAAAATGAAATTAAGGAGTTATTCAATATACATAAAACATATTTTCACAATTATATATTTGAAGAATTAATTATGAAAACTATGCATCCATAAATAATGTCCCAATTTATTGAATACGATTGCGATTCTGATTTTAATTAATATAATTAAATAAAAATTCTAAAAAAACCCCAGATTAAAATAATTCGCAAACCTTTTTCTTTATTTTCATAGTTTTATTTGTTTTCACAGTTTTTTATTCGCACGATTAAAATTTTTGGAAATAGTCATTTAAAAGTAAAATATATATAATACATCAATATATTTAATATAAAATATTTATTAAAATTAAATGTGCCAAAATTAAATATAAGTATGATTAAAAAACATATAAAAACAAGTGTGTAATAAAAATATTAAAAAATAATAAATATGGGGGATAATAATTTTTTACAGAACGACCATATTTTTGAAATTGCCAACGAATTTATTAATAATATTAAAAATAAAACTAAAAATAATAATATTAATAATAATATTAATAATAATAATTCGTATTCGCAAACTCTTTCAACACCATTAAAATCTAAAATAATAAATCATGGATTGTTGTTTTGGGGAAATATTGGTTTAGGGAAATCTACAATAATTAAATTATTAAAAAAACAAATAATGGAATCAAATCCTTCCATTAAATTAATTACACTTGATGTAAATGCTTATGTATTAAAAAATAATGTAGATGTAATTATATCAGTGTTGAATAATTGCTTACAATATTCCTTGCGTAATATTATTATTTTTATAGATAATCTGGATACATTACCAACTTCAATGCAAATGGTAATAAATATATGGATTTATAATAATATATTTACAAATAATATATATTTTATATGTACTTGTACGAATATATTGAATATATTACCTCCAATTGTGGAACTTAACAATGTTGTAAATATACTTCCACGAAATTATGATTCTTGGACTGTTTCATTTTTAACATTAGCTGAAAAATTAAATTATTTGGAACCCATTGATAACCATACAATGGAATATGTATATTCTATTTCAAGAGGAAACGGACATTTAGATTTACTAATGCTCAATAAACTAATATATTTTGGTGATATTAAATATAGTAATAGTGATATTTATAAATCAATAATTAATGAACTGGTGAATAATATTCATACAGAATATATTAATCAAAATATAATTAAAAAATGTTTTGAATTGATAACATTAGGAGAAGATATAGTGGATATATTATCTACAATTTTGCTTTTTATTAAAAATGAAAATACATTGACAAATGCTATGAAAAATAATGTGTCTTATGTATGTAATGTGTATATATTTAAACGTAAAAATAGTAAATATAATGGTATAACCGATAAAATGTTATTAATAACTTTTTGCAATGAATTAATAGATATTATGAATTAATTCTTATAAAAAAAATAAATAAATAAAGGATTGAATAATTAATATATATATATTTAATATTTAATATATATATTATGGATTTTCAAAAACAACAACGATTTAATAATATAAAAAGGGATATAGAATTAATGAATGCTGAACAACATATGACCCTAATTGAAATGTTAAAAAATGAAGATAATAATATTGAATATAGTAATAATAACAACGGTTCAAGTATTAATTTAAATAATATGCCTGAAAATATAATTGAATGTATGGAAATGTTTATAAAATGTATCAAAGAACAAAACGATTTTATTAATCGTGATGAATTAAAAAAAGAAGAATTGCAAAAATTATATTTTAATTGTAAATAATTAATTCGCAAACTCTTTTATTTTATTTTTATTCGTTTTTTCATTTACTATTTACTAAAAAATAACAATATTATAGTACTATGCCTTGTGTTTCCAAAGTTTTTAAAATATACGTTTTATTATCAAAATCGTGCGTTAAAATACAAATAGTGCAATTTTCTATGGATTCATGTACATATCCTTGCTCAGCCAATATATATTTAAAAAATATAGGTTTTAATATATTTCCATTAACCAAATAATTATATTTATCGGCTATTATATCCACGATTACACTATTATTATTTTTATTTGCAATATTATTTAATGTCAAACTCATTGGTTTTGTTAAAGTTAATGCCTTATTTTTATTAAACAAATCCATCAATGATTTGCTACTTGCTGAATAACGAACAATACTATTTTCCGTATCAATTTCGGTAATTATAAACATATATTGGCATTTCTTATATAATGGGTTGTATAATTTTAAATAATTACTACTAAAAAATAAACTATAAATTGAATCAAACTGATTGTTTGAATAGATTGTAAAAGGTGTATTTGTTATGTTATTATTTACATAAACAACACAAGTTATTTTATATATATATTGCGGTTGTACATAATTACTGATAATTGATTGACAATGCTCGTAATAAATACATAAATAGGCATATAGTTTCATACACGACAAATAAATGTCTATTAATAATTGATTAATAATGACCATAAATAATTAATTATTATAAATAAATAAATATACTGTTATTTATTTATATTATTTTTAATTCATATTATTATTTTTAATTCATATTATTATTACATAAAAAATGGTCGGTTCTGTGTAAAAGTATGTGATTTATCCTTTGGCATTAGTACCTTTGGTTTTTCAAAAGAATGCAATGTATTTAATGATTTTTGTTGCGGTGTATATGTTTTAGGTTGAACTATTAAATTATTTGCCCCAATACCTTTTAGTTGAGTATCTATATCAATAGCATTATATATTAATTCTGTAGGTGGCATACTAATATTACCAAATCCATTTCCAGGTAGGGCATGTGCATAAGCGGAACCAGAAGATTGATGAGTATAATTGTTGTAATTATTACGTGCTAAGATTTCTTGTTGTTTTAAATTGTAATCATTAATATCATTTTTAGCACGGGTAGATGACATTATTATTATTATTATTATTATATATATTGTAATAATATTTATTTTTTATACGAGATTTATTTATTTTCATTTGATATAAAAGAGTTTGTGAATTTTAAAATCATAATAATTCTTTTAAACACTCATTGGATGATTTATTATAATAATGGTTCATAAAAAATGATTAAGTGAATAATTAATAAAAATTTAGAAAAAGAGTTTGCGAATCACCATATTAAAATATAATTACAAAACAAACACCATATTAAAATATAATTACAAAACAATCACCAGATTAAAATATAATTACAAAACAAACACCAGATTAAAATATAATTATGTAATAATAATATAGTTTAATATAAATATGGACATACAAGACATTATTGCTAAATGCAGTGAATGTCAAAAACAATATTGTAATTTAGATAAACAAACCAATAATTGCGTAAAATCATTATTCAATACATTACAATCAACCATCAATCCAATCAACTCTTTTATAAGCAAAAATAATACAACCATTTCTAATTGTTCCAAACAAATTCCATCATCAGTCCAAGATATGATGAAACATATCCCAACAAATATATTATCCACTATTTACACGAATTCTACCTTTTATTGCACAAAAACATACATATTTAATAAATCAAGCATATCTGTTTATTTAATTTTTCAATCAAACAAACCAGCAAAATCTAACATAGAATCATATTTTAAACAAATTGGTTATTTATTATTATTTATGGATAGATTAAGCAACCACAATAATTACAAAAATATAAGGAACAATTTCACTTCAAACATATACATTTATTTTACTCCTTTTAAAAAAGAATTACCAAACAAACCAAACCAAATTTTAGACCGAGTTCATATAAATACAGGTCTAACAGGTCCTGTATCAAATCATTCCAACGATATACTTATTTTTCGCGAAGAAGAATGGTTTAAAGTATTAATACACGAATGCTTACATATGTTCAATTTTGATTTTTCAAGCACCAGCTACAACAACATTCACTTTTTAAATAATAAATTAAAACAATTATTTGGGATTCAGGTAGATATATTAGCATTTGAATCTTATACTGAATATTGGGCAATTGTAATT